GCTGTCGCTTGATTTTTACCCGACATGGGGAATCCAAGAGGTGTTCCGCCACCAATACCATCTTCAACACATACGCCATATTTATTTCCACTTACACTCTCGCCTTCACGACCATATACCTCACGCGATACAAAAGGAACAATCGCTTCTGCCTGTGATATATTATGGAAATGTCTTGCACTATTACTCACATCAATAGGATATACGAAATTATCATTATATTTAACATTAATAGTCGCTTCAAAATTTTTACGTCCCGTATCAGTTGTAGTTCCCGTCTTGTAATCACGACCAGGTGCTTCTGCTCCATATTTATTTAGTAAAGATGTTTGATTTCTGTCCTGACTTTGGAAACCAAAGAAAACTTTTGAAACAACTCGTCCAGCACCACCAACGTTTCTAATCTGTTGAGTAGCCATATTCGCACCAGTAATAGAAAATTTAGATAGTCTATATTCAGGAAAGGTGAATTGTAAAGACTGATTAGCAGCAGCATATTGTTCCATCATCTCCTGAGGATAATAAATATAATCCGCAATCATACGAGTTTCCGCCGTTAGGATTGCTGCTGGAAGACCATTAGTCGTATTCGCAATGACACGATGAGAACTTGTAGTTTTAGAAACAGCAGCGTCCGTTCCAGCCTGAGAAAATGTAAGTTCAAGTGATACTTCTTCTTTCATCATATATAAGGGAAGTTGATTAGTCCTTAGGAAAGGAAATAAATCAGCAAGACTCATCTGCCATGTAGGTAAATCATCAGTTGATTCTTTGGATAATTGTAAATAAAAAGGAGTAGGTTGGAAAGGATCAACTTTATTAGGCCCCTTCGTATTTGAATTATCCATATCAGTTGATACACACTGATCGTAATTATTTTCAATAGTAAGACCTTCACCAAGGACATTTGCATCAACACCAGAGAAACCATACTGATAATTAGCAGCATCATTCTTCTCTCTGTTTTTGTAATTTACTCCATAAGACATCTGTCTTCCAGTTGTATATTGTTCCCTTTCTTTCATCGCTTCATTATTTGTAAATAATGATTTGTATGACATATAATCACCAAAATCATCTATCTCCGTAATAGTTTTACCACCAATTTTAAGAGTAGCATTCTGGATAAGTCCATAAATACCTGTTGAAAGGGGAAGGGTCGCCTGAGCGCCAGTCATGTTGAGAGCAAATACAATCTTTGAATGTGAATGCAGTATCCCTTTATTTTGAAGGACGAATCTGCAAAATGAATCACTATGAACGACAGGTTCAAGAACAGAAGTTTCGACATCCATCGTTTGATCGGTTGGAATAGCACCAATATTAAGAAGATCAGGTATTTGTGATTGTTGAACTGCTGGACTCATCTGTGCAGAAGGACCGCCAGAACCAGCAGGAGCAGGAGAAGGAGAAGCAGCTTGCATTTATTTATAAATTAATATTATAAATTAATTTCAAAAAAAAAATTAAAAAATGACATATCTTTTCATTATAATAGTTTTCAGTATATTACTCACGACATTACCTGCACTCCACTCGCATTAAATACAAGTGTCTGTTTAGAATGAACGAATACATACACAGCAGTTGGACGATCCGTATCTAATCCAGAAGTCATTTGGAGACCAAAGTTTTGTCGGGAGAAATCAACTCCATCACCACTAATACCATCATAAGAAACACCAACACCATAAACTGGACCGCCCTCAGCAGTAATATAATTCGCATCAACTGCATTTGTCTGTTCGTGTTTAGATAAGAAAGTATTATTCAGAGAAATACCTGATTTACCTAATTTGGAAAATGGACGAAGACCAGAAAGGAAATTTCTTAATACCTGTCCGTCAGGAACAGAATTTGTCGCCTGATCTTTTTGTGTCGTATCCACATTATATTCAAGAGGGAAACGAACACCACCCTTCGTAAATACAACCTGGTCTATATTCGCAATACCTGCCTGACCCACGCCATTTGTATTCTTTACAATCGGGCCTGTCGCCATACCATTATGTGATAAATTATTAATAGCAGTCGCAGAAATAAAGTTCGCAAATACACCAAGGACACGACTTAAACCAAGATTAAAGTTCAATACACTATTCGTGGAATTGACAGATGTATAATAAGATGAAATACTATTGTATTCCATAGTATTACCAACACTCATACCCTCAGGCATAGGAGCAGCCTCAGCTACAAGGGAAACATCAAATAATTCATAAAATGTATTTGATATATTCGCACCAGTTCCATCACTTTCGTAAAATACATTTTCATCAGGAGCAAGATGAATCTCAACCAAGAGACCACCAACACCCGTATCCTGCGATAGTGGAATTTTATTCGCACCATTAAATAATCCACATGGAAGGTGAGCGCAGAAAGCATTCCCCGTCTGTCTCTGCGATGGAATATCCAAAACAGATTCCTTCGCAAGAGATGAATTCGGCATCGTCAAAGCAGATTCACTTAGATGACCTGTCTGATCCTCTAATGCATTTAAAACAGGAACGAATGAACTGCAAAAGCGATTGTAATGTCTTATATGTTCTATCGTTTGATGTGTGGATTGAGATTTTACTACTAACTGATCAATTACATTATATATCCCAAGTCTTCCGTCCATATGACATTTATCACCTTCAACTACATAATCACCAGCAGTATCACCAGAACCCTTACGAGCACGAAATTTACCGACGAGTCTAATAGTTTGTCCCAATAATAATCTCTGTTGTTCCCCAATAATAAATTGGATCACAGGATTCCCAGATTTATACGAAATAATTCCATCACTTGCAACATTCGCAGGAGTAATCTCTAAATTAACATTTGACATATTTATAATGAATAAATATAAAAAAAAAATATCATTTAATAAAATTATTTTTTAACTAATTGTTTCTTATCTATTTTCGCTGCTTTACCTCCCATGACAGCTGAATATACTCTTGCGACTCCCCATTGAGTCGCTGATTTAACCTGAGGTCTTACTGATTGTGGATTACTTATGAAAGCACCCTCACCTTTCTTTTTGATAGTCCTTAAACCTGATAATTTATATCCAGTTAATTTACTTATCTCTGTCAACGAATGTGATTCATCTTTCTTAAAACCATATTTTTTATTAAATTTTTGTTTGTAAGTAAGACCCATATATAAGAAATGTTTTTATTTTATTTTAGATTAAATTTCCTTTTATATGCAGAAATGTTTTCTTTTCTACTTGTTGAATTCCCCCATAATATATAAAATGAAAGAAATCCTGCACGAGTATAATCTTTTGTGTTTAAATCTTTCCTATGGCGGGATCTATAACGAGTCCTTTGTTCCTTATCCTTAGTAATCGTATAGTCAGGAGCGCCAGCTTGTCCGAAATGAGTTGTTTTAGTCCTTCCATTATCTTTTGTAAATACAGCCATTAATTTTTTCTTTGGATTTGTTGATTTTTTTATTACCATCGAAACCATTTAATATTATAATATATTTTTATACAGAAAGTGATATTTGATTTCCTTTAACAGAGAGACGACGAATGTGGAATACAAAATTGTTCCATAGTTTATTTTTAACAGGAGCATCCGTCTCCTGATAATTGCATTGAAGATTGAAATCACGACCGCGAGTATCGTAAGCACCATTTTGGAGGGCGAGAGCACGACCAATAACTGCATTTTGATTAAACTTGCGGAACGATAGAGGTCTAATTCCACTCATAGCAAGAGCCTTTTCTAATTCAATAAGAGGCTGCTGAGCGATGGAACGTTTATTCGCAATCTTAGATACTTCAACACGACGAGAAGGATTTAATTTCCCGTCATAAAACCACTGATAATCCGTCATATGATCCCAAATACCTTCAATACCAGATCTTACAGAATATTCATTCACTTCTGTATAATCTCCAACTGTCTCAACAGCTCCTGTGGAATCACGAACTTTCAAATTCACAGGTCTTATCTGATAAGTAAATTTAGAAGCATCATAAGGAGTCGGGAACTTACCTTCATCAGCACCAGTCCCTTCAAATGCACCCTGAGCATAACCCATAATCTGTTGAGGTTGAGAATATACAGAAGCATCTGTTGGAACAGATAAAATCGCTTTCGCTCTACTCTGAGAAAGAGGAAGACGAATATTAGATACTACATCTCCTGCAAGTTGAGAATACTTATAATTTGTGGAAGATAAGAAATCATAATTCAAAGTTCCACCCGCCTTCATCATACTCATCATTTTACGAGTATATCCAGCAGGCATCTCTAATTGTTGAAGAATTAATTCCACATCACTTACCTTAATATTCATCTTTTCAGTAACATTAGCAGTATCAACTGGCCCACCAAGACCAGCAATATCTGTTGATACAATAGAGAATTCACCCTGAGAACCTTCAATAATATCACCACCTACAAGTCCAGCAAAAGTGACAGGAGCATTCGCAAGACCAATCTTAACTAATCCCCAATTACCACCTGGATTAATGCTATCACCAGCAACAACCCAATCAAGAGTGGATACGATAAGTTTCTTATCAAACTTACCACCTCGCATGTGATCACCAGCATCATCAACAGGATTGACTTTATTTTTTATAATCGTAAAAGTTTCACCAATCCTTAATGGAAAGTTTTCAAGACCAATTTGATTATTATCACGACGAACCCATATATCCGTAATTGTGCGACCATTTTTAATAGCACCATGAGTTGTCATCTGTCCGTCAATACCACCACCATCCTGAACCCAATCACCACCACCTGTCGTTGTTGCAGAGTGGAAAAGACAAGCGTGTTGTAAATGACGAGCAGTATTTACCATGTCATTCACACGAAGACAACGAGGAGCATCTTCAAGTAAGATTTCAAGACGAAGACCTTCCGTTAGTAGTGAAGGGAACACTTTATCATTTTGGAAAATACCTGTGTGAAGAGGTAATAAACATTTTACTTTACGAGGTTCCCCAGTTGTATCAGTATTCGCAATACTTGATGCAGCCGTTCCACCTGGATAAGGAGCAGAGTTTGGATTATGAGTAACATTCGCAAGGTCTGTTCGCTGATTACCTCGGGTATTACGAGTATTATTCGACCAAGTTGTCGCTGCTTCCGTAAGACATCTTTTATTTCTTAGAGTCTGATCGCTTTCATAATCATACCTTACAGCTGTAATAACATTATAGTTTTGAATTTCTTCAAGAAGAACTGCTCCCGCTCCACCAGAAAAGATACGAATATCACGAATAAGAACTTGACCCCCAAGTTCAGCGTCTAATTGTAATCGTGTTTTAATTCCACCTTTCTTTTCAATTAAATAATCAAAGGAAAGAAAACTTTCTTTCGGTTGGAAATATGCAACACTCGGTGGAACATGAATATTAATCTTACCATTGGAATTAAAATCTAAACCATTCTCCGCAGGAATACTTACCTTCGTTTGTTTTACAGGAATCTTATCCGTCGCAGACCAAAATGAACTCATTTTATAATGAATAAATATAAAATAATTTTATAAAAAAATAATAAAAACTTCTATCTAAAAAGAAGAAGTCCCTGATATTGATTGATGTATATCAACAGGTGCAGATGATATTAATCCCACGCTACTTAATGTCTGAACAGCCGATGGCCCTTTTTCTTCTTGTGTTTCTTCTTTAACCTGATCGTCTTGTAATTTAGGATCGCCTGCTTGATGTTCCCCCATAGTTTTCGCAACTGCTGAAAAAATATTAGCACCTAATGCGAGGGGAGCAAGTAATGGAACTGCTAATGAAGCAGCATCTAATGCTCCTCCAATAACTCCTGAGACATTACCCAATTGTTGATCCGTATTTAATTTTGAAAAATATCCTTTATCAAATATATCTTCACCAGCTGTATATAATCCTGAACCTAATGATGCAACACTTCCAGCCACACCAAGTCCTGCTGCTGCTTTACTCCCAAATTTCAATACACCTTCTGCTAATCTATCTGATGCTGTGAGGTCTTTAATATCACTTCCTACTTCACCTACTTCACCTGCTTCCTTAGATGCATCCTGACCTGCTTCTTCTTCTTGACCTGCATCCTGACCTTCTTCTTCTTTACCTTCATCTTCTTCTTTACCTTCTTCTTCTTCTTGACCTGCATCCTGACCTTCTTCTTCTTCTTTACCTTCATCAGCAAATGCTACATCATCAAATGCGCCTTCTACTGGTGGAACACCTTCTCCTGATGAACTTACAGATATTCCACCTGGATCCCTTCTATCAGGTAGTTGCTGTAATCCCCTTTGAACTTCTTCATTATCCGTATTTTCTTCAAAATCAGTTCCTTCTACTTCTGGAACTGGACGATCATCTTCGGGGAAACGCATAGAAGAAAAAAAGCCTGCGGAGGTGCTTTTCGCACCCTGACCAGGGATCAAACCCTCCAAAGTCCTTCCCGCTTCAAATTTTCTCTCAGACATTTGTTCAATGACTGAATCATCAAATCCTTCACTACTTAAAATATTATCATCCTTCGGAAGTGCTGGCCCGACTGCGGACTCTGCGGGGGAAGGAGCAGGAGTTTGTCTTGTGTCATATAATATCCCTGATCCTTTTGTTACGGGACGTGATGTTTTACTTCCATATTCTACATCTGAACCTCCTTGTAATGCTCTATTTGTTCTTCTCGCATTCGCTGCTAATACTTGTGTTTTTGCTGCTTCATGTGCTTCAACTGCTTTTCGAAAATCACTTGCATCTCTTCGTGTTGCTGTCCCTATATTTGCTCTGTTTTCTGCTGCCATTTCAGGAGTTACTTCTCTATTCGCAGTTACATCATTAAATCTTTGTTGTTCGAAAGATGTATTTCTTGTAAAATCATTTCTTTTCGGTGCTTCCTGATTAAATCCATATGCTGATGCTGTCCTTGTCCTAAATTCATCACTTGTAATCCTTCCACTTTTTAAATCATCTGCTGCTTCTTTCACTTCTGAAAATTGACTATTATAATTTTTTACATCAAGTGATTCTTCCTGAGGTTTTGGAATCATACTTGTAATTTGTGATTGATTAATTCCCATGCGTGCTTGACTCGCTGCTGTTAGTGCTTGACCCATCAATTGTCCTCCTGTATCCGCGACCTTTACTCCCGCTCCATATATTGACCCAAGTGCTTCTCCGCCAAGTGTTCCCACACGAGATGCTACACCTGAAACTGCATCTGTGATTTCTGCCCCTGTTGGAATTGATGTTCCTAATTCTTCATTAAGTGCTGCTACACCACGTGCATCTTCAAGACCCCCAATAGACCTTTCTTCTCCTACATTACCAGTTAATGTCTGTGTAACTCTGTTTTTTAATTCACGTATATTTTTTGCTGCTAATTCAGGTTGTAATTCAAAAAGACGACTTAATTTACTTTGACCTGGAAGACGAGTATCTCTCGCAAGATTATATTGTTGTTTTAATTCATATACTCCTTTTGCTGCTCCAATCGATTCACTAAAATCTTTAACTTCATTTTTTAATTCAGCTGCTGAATGTTCTGCTTTATCTATCGCAAATTGTGTTTTAAAACTATCCTTCACAGATTGATTGTGATCAATGACTGCCCTTCCCAACGCACCGACACTCGCTAATGCTGAATTTTGTGCTGATAAGTCAAATGATGATGATTCGTCCATTTATATTGTTATATTATTTTTTATTTTCATTATCATTTTGTAAATCATTTACCGAAGATTGATTTCCCATATTACTTATAATACCATCACTTTTCATTTCACTTGAACCACCATACGCAATTATTTCTCCAAAATTACTACGAGCAATCGGTGGATTCTCACTTAAATCCAAATATAAGAAATCATATTTTTTCGGTGTTGCCTTATGATATATTTTTATAAAGTTCTCTTGTCCCCCAAACATATCACCATACTCTTCTGCAATTTTAATCAATTGTGATGAATTTGGAAAAGGACTACCAACGATTACATGTGTTGCATTAGATCTTATCACAGGACTCACCTTACGAAAGTTTTGTGCAGACATTAATAATAACTCTATACCATAATGGCGAAAACGAGATGCTAAACTATTCACAGCTGCTTCTCTTCTTATTAATCCAATAATATCATCTAAAACTAATGCTATGGAGGGTCGCATGGATAAATCATCATTATATGACAACTGATCTCCAATTATTTGATTTATTAATTCATCACTATATTCATCATAACAATCCGCACATTTAGCAAGGAAACGACTAGTCTTATCATTATGGATTGTCGGTGATATTACGATTGTCTGATCAAAATGATCTTGTCCGTAAAAATTTTCATTGAGGAAAAGGTTACTGATAATCGT